TATCCAAATTGAATCTCATTGCTGGTCTCCCTTGTTTGCTTTGAATTGCCTGTATGTGGTTTGTTTCTTGTATTTATCGCGGAGGGCTGGATGTTCCTCCTCGAACTTCTTCTGGTCAAACGACTTACGACTGACGTTCTTCCAGGTGCACTGAACGATACCGTTGTGAGTGGCAATCGCAGCATCGCCCATGCGTCGGCAGACTTCTGCCTGCAACTGACCGATGTGTTCTTCCATGGACTTGACAATCTCCTGTGACTTACGGAGTTGCTCAAGCACCGCCATGGTGTCGCCGTCTAGTTCCACGGACTTGTCCTCTGCGTTGGGGTGCAGGGAAGAGATGTTCTGATACGACGGACGCACGTCATCTGGGAACATGCCCATGTCCACGTAGGACAGCAGGCGCCGGCATGCCTCAATGTGGGTGCGCTTCTCGTCGCTGGTGACCTTCTGTGTGTGGAACTTCAGGTCCATGTCTGAGTCAAACACGCACCAGACAATCTCGTCCGTGCCTGTGCAGATGGCTTGCTGCACTCCCTGCCAGTACCACATGACTGGCAGTTTGCCGTCAAAGCGCTTCTTGCTGGTCTTGATTTCGTGCACCAAACCATCGGGATTGACGGCATCAATCGTGGCGATAAGGCGCACACCGTCCTCTTCGTACACGTACATCTCCTGTGGCTCCTCAAGTGGGTAGCCAAGCAGAGAAGATGACCAGTTGCGAACTGGTGCCTCCAGCGTCGTGCCACGCAGCATCGCTGAGTTCGGGGCTTTCGGCTGCGGTGGTTCGGCAGCGATGAGTTCGCTGACAAGGTCGGCAGTCTTTACATATGGATGAGCGCCGTGAACTGCGGCTGCGACGCTGGCCGAGATTCGGGCTTCGCCGTTTTCGTTCTTCCATCTCACTGCCAGCCATTCGGCTGAGCCGTGCGTTGGTTTGCTGATTTTATTGATTTTCATGGAGCCTCCTTCGCTCGTTTTGGTCAGCGTAGCGCTGAATGTTTCATTCCACAACCCAGTCGGGCTCGTCAAGGATGACGATTTTTTGGACCATGCCAACCGGAATGTGCGTGACCATTCCAGTCGTGTCAAGTTCCGGCTCTTCCATCGGACACCATGAGCAGGTGACTGACACGTAATCATCAAGCAGGTCAGGCCAGAGCCAGCCCACGCTGATTACATGCTGGGGCTTCGGCTTGTATTCCTTGGTGGAAATCCAACCGTTGCTTGAATCAAAGGCGTCAATCCAGTGGACTGCAACCAGGGACCATGGACACTTACTCACTGTCGTACCTCTTGTCGTAAAGCAATGAACAAACATCTGAAGGCTTCAGCAGATATCCCCATGCTGGATTGCTGGAGCGCCGCGCAAAGTCTCGCGTCTCCAGCGTTTCATGGTTGGCTCTGATAAAGCGCTTCAGTCTTTCTACGGAGACGATAATGAAACCGCCGTCCATCGAGAAAATATACACCCACCACTTGGCCTTTGTCACTTGCAATCCGGAAGGAACCCACTTGCCACAGCGGCGTGGATTCTGGCGCATCTCGATGGCCATGTTCCCGTTGCGGTATCTGTCAGCCTTAACCTCAAAGGAACCCTCAACCAGATTCTCCAGCATGTTGCGGATGCGCTTCTCGCCCATCTGCCCGTACTTTAAGTCCTCGTCAAAGTTGAATGTGTTGGACTCAATGTCCCACTTGCTGTTCTTCATTGCGGGTCACGCTGACGTTGTGCTTCGCGAACCATCTGCAAGCACGCAATGTACCCGGCAGCATCAATGATGTTGTCTGGCAAATCCATGTTGGTTTTCAACTCATGCATCAAGCGCGAGAGTTTCACGCAAATCATGAACAGGATGCCGTCTTCTGCGGTCATCAACTGTTCGCCCTTCAGTGCATTGAAGATGGCTACGGTTCTGGAGTAATCGTCAAGCGGATGAGAGTAGGTGTTCTGCCTATCTCGTGTAACTAGTTCATGCGCCTTTAGGAGTATCTCGGCTCCCTCGGTGGCTGGTTTCATTTTCCCCCTTCAGTTGTTGTTCAACTCTTGAAATCAAATTCCACAAGTTGTCTTGCTCGGATACCCCTGGGTATACCTTACGAAGAAACTGCGCTATTGCCTTCAACTCTATCTTGCTGAACTGTTCGCTCATTGTCAAGCATCCCCTTCGCGGCGTGGAACTCTAGGTGGTTCGACAGCCTTTCGTCAACCTGTTGTACCTTGTCCTCCACGCGCTGCTGTGAGCGGTGCACAATCTTGAGCATCCCGACCACCACCTGGTGGTCAATGGCGTTCTCTTTCTTGAACTGCTGGATGATGGCAACGATGATTCCACCGACCGCAGTTACCGCCGCAGCGACAATCAGTGCGGCGTTGGCATCCATTACGACTCAGCGGGTTTGTTTGCCAGCCATTCGCGTACGGCATCGGGTGTGTCATTACCGGCCACATAGCGCAGGTGCCATGGTTCGCTTTGAACTTCCCATGAAAATCCAAAACGCTGAGCGTTCTTGAGCAACCACTCTAAGCGTTTGCCGCTGGCATTGGCGATGTCAATGGCGATGCCCAGGTTGTGGTTGGACGTACCAGGCACAGCCATTGGGGCTACGCCTTTCTTGAGGTACCAGGCTTTCCCTTTGTAGATGCGCGGGGTTTGCTTGAGGAGTTTCTTGTTCGGCTTGTCGGTGTACCTTTGGTAGAAGCCATACTCCTGGGTTTCGAGCGAACGGTAGGTGTCCGCCTGCGAGGTTGGGGAGAGGTCGATGCCTTCGGCGTTGGCTGCTGCGTCCATTGCTTCGTATGCGTCAGCCGCACAATGATGGAGTTTGCCTTTGCCTTCAATTCCGCGAAGAAGTGACGAATCGAGTTCACCTGGTTTGACCCCTTTCAGATGGTCGCATTGCTTGACCTTGACGACTGGATACTTGTCAGCCATGGCTACTTCTTGAATGCTTCTGCGATTTCTTCCTTGGTCAACTCGCCGTCCGTAGAGGCGGCAGCCAACTTCTGGAGGACGCCAGCCACTGCCATGAAGCCGGCAATCAGGGCCGACTTGACCACGGAGACGCCAATGACCGCACCGCCGGTGATGGCTGGCAAAGCCGTAGCCACAAACAAAGAGAACAAGCGCTGGCCCAGGTCCAGAATCTTGGCAACGGTTTTATTGGCGAGTTCCATGAAGCGTGTCATTCCTAGTCTTCCCCTGTCGTTAAGGTCAACAGCGAGTGTAGCACCAGTGCTACGCCAGTAAGCCATAGGGCTTGACGCAGTGTTGGACCCGACAGGGTAATCAGAACAAGCCCAGTGCCCGCCAGGGTCCAGGTCTGGTCTGCGATATAGGCAAAGAACTTCTTCATCATCTACGAATCCTAGTCGCTGCACCGGCAGCGGTTATGGCGGCCCCGATAGCCACAATAGTACGCCGCTGCCCAACTGGGATGTTTGACCCCACTGGAACGTAGTCATCCAGCCCTTCTTTGAAGATGTCCACCTGCTCCTCAAATGCCTCTCGGACTTCGGTTGGGGCTTCCTGAACTGCAGCAACCAGGGCCTCTTGCTGCTCGTCAGTAAGGTCTGACACTTCAATCTGAGCGAAGACTTCTGCGGCCTCTTCTGTCGAGATGTCAGAAACTACGGAAATGATTTGTTCTGGGGTGGCATTTGCTATAGCCTCAACGCGTGGCAAAGTGGTTTCTGGTGGGCTGGTTGTTGATGGGGCTGGCAGTGTTGTTGCCGGTATCACTGTTGTTGTGGTTACTACGGACGTTGGGGGAAGAGTTGTCTGAGGAACCGTTGTCCGGGGAGGAACCGTCGTGGATGGAACAGTCGTCGGGGCGTAAGTCGGGAGTGATTCTGGCACAGTCGTTGTTGGCTCGGGAACAGTTGTTGTGGGGGGAAGCGTTGGAGGCGGAGGAGCCTCGGTCGTAGTTGTCGTCTCGGGCGGAGGAGCCTGAGTTGTAGTCGTCGTAGTTGTAGTGGTCGTAGTTGTTTCTTCTACGGTGGTTGTTGTTTCCGGCACGGTTGTTTCCGGCACCGTAGTTGTGGTGGTCGGTGCGGTTGGTGTCTGCGTGAACGCTTCGTCAGGGACAATCTCCCAACCAGCATCGTCAATGTTCCAAGCAAGCATGTAGCAAGTGCCGCCACCCCACTCAAAGAACCAGCCGTCTAGCGGATACGTACCAGCCTCAACGTCAAGGCTTACTTGCTGGCTCCATGAGCAACCTTTCAGGTTCCATGTGCCGATTTCTGTATCTGCGATTTTTACTGTGCCGCCGTCGTCGGCTGCGACCATGAATTGGATGGTGTCGTGTTCGGGGAGGGTGATGAATCCTGTGTAGTGAACCATGAAGAGGTCGTATCCGCAGTTTTGGAATGGTTCGCCGTTGTAGTTGCGGTTGATGTTGTTTTCTATTTCTGAGCCGCAGGTTGGGTAGAGGTCGTCTACTCGTAGTGGGATGCCTGTCGGCTGGTAGGTGTAGCCGATGGCGTTGAGTCCTGGTTCAACGTCGGCTTTGGCTGGGGCAGCGAGCGCGAGGATTGCTGCTGGGAGAAATATCAGCCATCGAAGGCTGTTATTCGGGCGCATCCTCAACTGGTGGTGATGTGAAGATGTCTAATGCAGGGTCGTACAGGTCACCGATGCCAGCGTACTTGCCACGCTGAGAACCGTCTTGCCAAGTTTCCAACCACAACGACACATCATCATAACGGGCAGGATTAGCGGCTATCCATTCCAACGAGCCAGCACACCGCACATCTGTCACGATGCCATTCTCAACTTTTGCAAAGATTCTATTTTCAGACATAAGCCAACTTCCTTATTTCGGGTCTTACTTCATGCATCTTTGATACACCCCACACCGAATCATCGTCAGTAGAACTACTGCGAATATCGGTCAGTTGATGTTCGTAGTCGGGCATAGCAAAGAACGAATAGATGCGGCGCAACACGGTTGCGGTGTCCGATACAAGTTCATCGTAATGAACAACCACACAGTTGTGCGGCATTGCTTTTGTCAAATTGTTGAATGATGCTTCGCAACGACGCAACATTTCATCTGGTGACGACAAGCGAGCCGCAGGATTTTCGCTCATTAGCCGTTCAAGCGAAGCACGAACTTCGCTTCTGTTCCTATCCATCACAATGAACTTTGGTTCGTTGGGTGCGAATCGCATAAGGTTCGCAAGATTTTCTGGCGTACCCCAAGTAAATGCTTTGTCAATAATTAGCGATTCGTTGCGGTCTGCATAAAAAGCGGGGATAACGGAACGCAAAACTGTATTCACGCCAACAGGATTCGGGTTTGCTTCTAACGCAACTTGTTCAGCCCACAGGCGTTCGGTGTGGTAAAGCGTATTACAAAGTGGTGATGACGATGACACGAATACATCGGGGTTTTGATTCAGCAGGCTTGCAAGCAGGGTTGAACCTGAGCGTGGCATACCCGCCAAATAACTAATCACAACTTGAACCTGATATACGCAATACCTGAGTATCCCGATGCGCCATCACTGCTGATGTTTGCGGCACGACCTACACCACCGCCACCCGTGTTCGCTGAGCCGTTGCCGCTTCCAGCCGCACCGTTGCCGCCAGACCCACCTCCACCACCACCGCCGCCTTTGATGGTCGTTGCCGCTGACTGACCCAGCCACGTTGAGATGTCCAAACCTGCGCCACCAGCACCACCGACATTGCTAGAACCATTTGAGCCAACAGCAGAACCACCGCCACCTCCGCCTCCACCACCATCGTATGCGCCCGATGAGCCACCACTGCCACCTGCTGAACCTTGCGTCTGAACTGTTGAGCCGCCTGTGCCGTTGTTCTTTGCACCACCACCAGAACCACCGAAGCCTGCACGGATTCCATAAAGCGGCGCATCGCCACAGCCACCACCAAGCGCAGTGATTTCGTAGTTGTCAGTTGAATAAACAGAAGTTGGCTTGCCCGTGCCTGCATACACTTCGGAGAACCCACCCGTGCCACCAGCACCTACATCAACGGTGTAATCACCAGCCGCAAGATAAATAGTTTGCAAAACAATGCCGCCGCCGCCGCCCCCACCAGAAGTTCCGTAGTTGGACTGTGAGCGACCACCTGCCCCACCGCCGCCTACCAAGCAGACATCAAACAGTCCTGCTTTGCTGACGGAAAGCGTGCCGTCATTTATCGCAGTCAGAAGTGTGTAGGATGCGCCCGAAACGGTGATGGTGCTACTTGATGCACCTGTGCCACTGAGCGTCGCTGTGCCGTAGCCCTGCACCACAATCGTGTCCGTTGTTTGCGATGAGACATAACCCATGTATGAACGAGTCACTCTGCTACCTCACTTAGCGGCTCTTCAATCTCCGGTTCTTCAACCGGAGGAGAAACAAACACGTCAAGTTCTGCGTCGTATGTATCGCCAATCCCAGCGTATTTGCCGCGGAAGTTTGCGTTGTACGAAGTCTGCTTCCAGGTTTTGCCCGAACCGTGAACTGAAGTCAGATGGGTGATGCCTACTGCTTCTGATTCGGGGAACTCCAAGTTCTGGATGTCGCTGTTGTTCACAACCGAGACCTGATAGACCTCGTTGCGTTCGTCGAGCCATGCAAAGTGTGCCATTACCTGAACCTCACCATTACGAGACCAGAGCCGCCAGCAGCCGCAGTGAACGTTGCCTCTTGGTTCTGGCGTGCGAATCCACCTGCACCACCGCCACGATTCGCGGTGCCGCTGGTGTTGGTCACGGTTTGTGTGCAGCCGTTTCCACCACCATCAGTTCCCAGGGTTTGCGCCTGCGTAGTTGAGTGTCCACCAGCACCGCCGCCGCCGTAGCCAACCGATGAGCCGGTCCACGAGTAGGACAAGCCGACGCCACCAGCACCACCTTTCATGGTTTCTTGTCCGCCAGTTTGCGTGTAGTTCGCACCAGCGCCACCTGCACCGCCACCGCCACCGCCTGCTGCATAGTTGCTGTTGTTGTACCCGTTTCCACCCGAAAATCCGTTGATGGCCGACGCTGCACCGCTTTGCACGTTGTACAGCGAATCAGTATCCCCTTGTGAGGCACCGCCACCGTTGGCGCCCCAGATTGACCTTGTGCTTTCGCCTATCTGACTCTTGCGACCACCGCCGCCACCTATCATCACCAGCCGAGACCCAATCCCACTCCAACCGCCGATGTTGCCACCGTTACTGTTCGCAGCGCCACCAGCGCCGACAGTTACCGCGTATGTTCCGGCCGCAAAATAAGCCGTACCAGTAAGGATGCCGCCGCCAGCGCCAGCGCCACCAGACAAACCGCTGCTGGCTCGTCCTAAGCCACCGCCCGCGCTCAGTACGAAGAAATCAAACAAACCAGCCCTGGTCACTGTCAACGTGCCATCGCCGGTAAAAGAAAGCAGCGTCCATGTAAAGCCTCCGTCACTCGGATTTGTTGACGTGCCACCAGATGCAACGCCGTAAACCTCCGCATAGGAGGTCTGCGTCGTTAGCGACGATACGTACCCAAGTTGACGGCGAGCAGTAGCCATCCGTTACGCCTCAATCGCGTTGACAAACCCAGTCAGCAAAATCACATCAGCCGTTCCAGCAAATGCCTTCACGACCTTTGCGTTCTGCAAAATCAAACCAGGAATCACCGTCACTAAGCCAGCCTCGGGCAAAACAGTCAACTCGATATTTCCGTCGGCCGCAGTGGCCGTACCCCACTCAATTGTCAACTTCACGCTCGACGCAGAAGTGTTGTTCGCATAAACCCAAATCTCATCAAACGTGCCGACAGTCGTACCAGCAACAGCAGTGTGCACCGTCACCGTTGCAGAAGTCGAGGTGCCGGTGACCTTGATGGCCATGCCATCAGTGGAGCCAGAGAGTTTCTTCTTGGTGAATGTAGACATGCTTCTATCCTAACTGAACACTTGGATTTGGATAACGTCAACCGACGGAGGAATGCTAATCGCCGCCCACTTCAAGCCAGTTGAAGCAGACGAGTCGGCGGTCAACACGTAGTCGTTGGTGCCAACTCCGAGGCGAGCCACATCGGTGCCGTTAAATGCAACGAGGTCGCCCTTGGTGGTCCAACGAGATGCAAGGAAGTTGGCTTCGTCAGCATCGTCAGCAGAGAAGACTGGATAGATGCTTGCGCCCGAGGCATGCGACTGGGCGGTGGTGTCATCTTGTGCGCGGGTCAGCGTCAGCACGGAGCCGGAGATGGTGGCAAGGCACTTCTCTTCGCTCGCTGTCCCAGGGCTGATGACGACATAGAACGGAACGGCTGCGGTTGAAGGCCAGCCAGTAGTGGCAGCAAGCGTTGCCGACGTGTCACCAGACGCAAGTGCGTTGGTGATGGTTGTCTGGGCTGCTGCGCCCTTGTATTGTCTGCGAGTTACTGCTGCCATTGGGACCTCATCTTACACTACGCATTACGACAATAGCAGTACCTTCGAAGTCGTGGCCCTGGTGGGCGTTGACCTGCTGCATTATTTGGAACTGGACGTTCTCGACCACGACCGCATGGGTCTCCGTGTTTTCCTGGTAGGTGATAACGCGGGGGTTCTCCACCAGGTCTCGTAGGTATCCGAGTTCTTTGTCAACGTCCTGGAAGTACTCTCGCCCGTGCAGCGACAGTTTGTGGTGCATCACGATGGGGACGGTAAAGATTTGGCTGCGAAGCGGGGCGGCATAGGCACGAGCCATCCAGCGGGTCAGGGTTGGACCAGTTGTAGCCCCAGCCGAACGACCGAGGGTGACCTTGATTTCTGCCTCAAACACCTTGGCTTCAAGCCCATCAAAGGACTTTTCCCTGACATCATCGGTAGACAGGGTGGCAAAGTCATAGAAGTCCCCGTCGTCAGACGCCACCGATATGGTGATGGAGCCATCCAGCGGCAAGCAGCGGATGTCCAGTTTGGGGATGAACTTGGCGTCCGGGACGCCCCAGCGGTAGATACCTGAGCGCAGATAGCCCGAGGACACCAGGTTCGTGGCGTGTGGCTTGAACACCCCAACGCCAGAAACGGTAAAGAGTGGCCTGCCCTGGAACTCGTGAATTGCCTGCACCGCACCCTGAGCCGTAGCCATGAGGTCCGAGGCGTACGCGGGCTGGTTGGGGGAGATGAACACCGAGATGTCCATGCGCCCGATGCCAGTAGAGGTGGAGTCAAAGTTCGACCAGGCAAAGTAGACGTACTTGCCGATGCCGGCAAACGAACTAATTGCAGCGCCAGTTTCAACCAGGGGTCCAACGGTCAGGTTGCCATCTGTGTCGGATGAGCAGAACCTGAATCCCGTGTCCGTACCCAGGATGATGTAGCCGAGGTAGCCGTAGATAGAGCGAACGAACTCACCCTGCGGCAGTTCAGCGGCTGCGGTTGGGATGGCCAGTGCGGAACCGTCTGGTTGGATTTGGGTCTTGTAGATGATGCTGGTGTTGCCACCGTAGCCAGCGCAGTAGATGTGGGTTTGCCCAGCAGCAAAACCGACCCATTGCCAGTTTGTGTTCGGATGTGTGTAAAGGGCGGCCGGGTTGTTTGCTGACGAACCAGCCGCGGTGGTGATGTTCCAAATCTTGCGCTTGTCTACGCCCTGTCCAGCCACCATGAGGCGGCCTCGGACATAGGCCATTACGCCAGCCTCGATGCCGGTGATGTACGCAGAAGAAGTGGACAGGCCAGCGTTGGTCTGGTCGATGTCGCCGTTGGCGTACGAGTAGAACACGTTGTAGCCATCGGATGTAATGGAGTAGAGGTTTGACGCCTGGGTGCCAGTCACCGTGGTGACGGTGACGAAGTCGCTGGTGTACTTGACGCTTTGTCCGTCTGTCCCGTAGAGGCGACCGTCAGCAGTCACTGCGTACAGATTGGTTCCGGAAGTTGGGTACACATTGGATGTGTCGCTCAGCAACGACAGACGACCCTTGGTCCATGGGTCAACACCCTTGCTGGAGTAGAACCTGTAGTTCTCAGCATCAGCCGTATCTGAGTACTGCTGGCCTGCGCCGTAGTGCCACGAGGACTGGGAGCGACGCCACAGACCCTGCGGGTTGAGTGCTGCCTCGCCTGGTTCTGTTGACTGGTCAACCGAGTCACGAACGCGAGCATCAAACTGACGTGTGAATTCGCGGCTCTTCATGTCCAGCATGTATGGCCGGCCATTGATTGCAATGGGGAAGATATCCGGTACGAGTTGGGTTGCGCCAGTACCCGTGTAGAAACCAGTTGCCGGACGGAAGGCGTCTTTGAAACGCGTCAGCGCAGCCATTGGCTACTTCCTGAACTTGATTGGGTACTGCGCCTTGAGGCGTCCCGCTTCTGCAATGATGCGCTCACGACGCAAACGAAGAATGTTGGCAACCGAGTTGGTGACAGAGCCAGCAGGTACTTCGTCTGGGCGACGGGTGTCGTTCTGGGTTTCAGTAAAGTTGCGCTTGATTTCGCGTCCGGCCATCATGCGCAGGATGACGCCCATTTCAACGATGTCTTCGCACGTTGCTGGTAAGAAGCAGTTGGTGGTGAGGTCGCTTGCCTCGCTGGATGCGCGGGTAAACGGAGCCTTGTAGCGAACGCGCAGGGTGCCAGCCATGACCGACTCATCAAGAACAAGGGTGTTGCCTGATGCAAAGTCGCTAGTCGGCAAACCAGTTTGAAGACGCACCCCATGGATGACCGGATGCTCATCTGCCAAGTAGCGCAGTCTTACATCCAGCAACTGAAGAATTGTCCCGGAAGATGTGATGTTGATTTGCCTGTCTGCACCGTTGTACGACAGGTCAACCGTTACGACACGGAACAGACCGTTGGTTGTTGAGGACAAGTCATCAAGGTCTGCATTCAGCGCATCAAGCATTTGTCCGCGAGGAAAGCGCGGAGAGATGGTGATTAGTGCGCCGGAGGAATGCGATGCTGCGGTCGTGCCATTGAAGCCACGTTCAACCGTCAGCGTTTTCGTCGCGGAGTTCGCATCCCAAACGTAAAGGAGTTCGGAGTCAATTTCGAATACAGTGCCAGTACGAAGGCCGCCGACATCATAAGTAACAACAACACTCGTCGTGCTGCTATCGAGCGCCGCAGCCAATTTGTTGCGTTCTTCAACGACCCCTGCCAACATTTGGCGCGATGCCCTGTTAAGGACAGTCGCAACCGTAGTCACTAGTAAACGTATCCTCCGTAGCCAGGGAACGAACCAGCCTGAGCCTTAGCGGAACTCTTGCGTGTTCGCTTTCCCTTCTTTGCCTTCGGTGCAGGACGATACTCCTTTGCAGGAGCACCCTTCACAGAAGACTTCTTGTTCTTGGGAGTCGGCATTATTTCTTCTTGCCCTTCTTCATTTTCATGCCACCCTTCTTAGAACCGTACTCCATCATGCGCTCCTTGGAGCCCTCTGACATTTCATGCTTGCGGTTCTTCTTGCTCATCTTGCCCTTGGCCATTACTTTTTCCTTTTCTTTTTGTTGGCAGCACGCTGTTCGGAGAGACCGATGGCGATTGCCTGTTTACGTGACTTGACTTTCTGTCCTGAAGAAGACTTCAAGGTTCCGCGCTTGAACTCGCCCATCACCTTTTCAACCTTCTTCTGTTTCTTCATGGGCACAGGCTACCACTTTACCTTGTCTGCCCAGTACGCCGCCGACATCTTGCCCTTGGCAATGTTCTTGGCATGACGAGCCTTGAAGGATTCGCGACGCTTGCGATAGGCGGCTGACTCGCCCGCCTTCTTGGGTGAACCCTGAACGCCCTGCTGACCAAAGCGAATCAACTTCACTTGGCTGCCCTCTTTGGCAAGAACGGCATGGGACTTCTTGGCATTGGGTGTTCGCTTTGGCTTGTTGTAGCCAGCAAAACGCTCGCCTCTGTATGTAATTGCCATTAGTTTGCTGTTGCCTCCAGACGGGCAGACCCGTCAATCTGGGTGGGTTGTCCACCGGTTTTCCTGATGCGCTTGTACGCATCAAGGTCCTTGTCAAGGAGTCGCTCCTTGTGATTCATGTCTGATACGGCCCTGCTTCTTGATGGCATGGCAGAACCAGAGACAGCAACGTGCGCTATGCGACAAGCAAAGCAGCCCTCAACATCAAGGCTTGGATGCGTCTCTCTGTGCTTCATAATCCCCTGTCAAGTTACGTATTCGCCGTACCCAGCCGCCACCAAGTCATCCTTTTCGCTCTGGGTAACTATGTTCTCGTGTCCACCATAGTAGATGACATCAACGGTAGAAAGGTCCCTTTGCTCGTTTTCCGTAAATGTCCCATCGGTCAACTTGTAGACATTGCGACCTCTTGCACCAGGCGTGAGGTAGCGGAAGAATCTGTTTGCCAAACCATTGCCGCTGAAGTCTGCCCAGCGCACAAGATTGTCGGTCGGTGGGCGGAAGATAAGAACCTTGTAGAACGATGCCGGAGTTTCGCTGCCAGTGCCAGAACCAGTGGCGCTGACCCTGTACACCTTTCTGCTGGATGCTGTTTCTGTGCCGGTGCCAGAACCGGTTGCGGTCCTGAACAATTCTTTCCTGTAGACAACAGTTGATTCGCCAAGACCAGAACCTGTTGCCGTTCGCACTTTGCCGCTGAACGTGACAGTGGCAGAAGAACTTGAGCCGCTTCCAGTTGCTGTCCTGATTGCAACAAGCAAACCGGTTGCGGTACTCCCAGCGGTTGCGCTACCACTGCCAGTGGCGGTTCGTGGCAGAACCTCAAGATAGTTTGCCGACCCGGTTCCAGTTCCGGAACCAGTTGCGGTTCTGAGTACGACACGTACTCCAACTGCCGTTTGGGAGCCAGTGCCCGAACCGGTTGCAGTGGCAACTACGCCGCTCTTATAGAACGGCGGGGTATCAAAGAACCCGAAAGTAAAATCGAGTAGTCCAGTAGCCATATGGCTACTTCACCTCAATCGAGGCTGAGCGTCAACGACGTAATCTGGAAGGTGTCTCCAGCGGTGACGGCAGCGGATGAAGAAAGCGCTCCAGTCCACAAGCAGTTGCCCGACGAGGAGGCATCCCACAGCGACCAGTGGCTGTAGGTCTCGGTGGTGGAAACATTGGTCCACTCTGCGGTTCCCGAAGTAGCCATGCTGCCACTTGATGCTGCACTCCAAGTTACAACCTTGCGAGTTGTTTCGGTTGCTGCGTTGCTGGTTCCTGCTTCTCCCGGGTCCCCAGTGTGCAACTTGACATAGGTGTTCGCAACCGAGAAAGAAGTGTTCGCGAGGGTTTCAAGCAGTTTGTTTTCTGCGTAGTTCGAAATCGACATAAGTTCACCTTACCACATTGAAATCAAATGTGGGGGTCAGGCCAGGGGATTTGCCCGACCCCCACTACTTGCTATTTACTCCGATTAGGAGTTTGCGCCAATGCTTGACGCTGCCTCAATGCGGCGCAGCGATGCCTCACGGAATCGTGCGTAGCCACCGAGCCAGTACCAGCCCACAGGCTGGAAGCGCTGGAGCGAGTCAACCACCGGTCCACGAATGACTCGTGGGAACGCGCCGTTGCCATCGACAATCGAGTGCGCCTTGGCAAGAGCCTGACGGCCCATGATGTGGGTGCAGTACACGTCGATGTTTCCGGTTGAGCCCGAGCCGTTCGAGGCGTTCTCGAACAGTTTCGCGCGCGGCGTCTCGATGAAACGCACGCCTTCGAAGGCGCCGACTTCACCGTTGTAGATGTTCGCCGGGTCGCTGTATACGTGCGGGTCGCGCCACGAGGCAACACCCGTCTCACGACGGAGGTCGTACGACACGTCTGGGTGGATGAAGCCCATGTACATGCCGTTGAACGACACTGCATTGGCCTTGCGGAGGGCAGCGACGACCTTGCGAACGTCGTTGGCTTCGATGATGTCTTCGGCTTCGATGGCCGTGCGCGAGGTCTCGTCTGAGGAGCCACCACCGCCGTAAACGACGTTGGTGCCACCAGCGAGCACGTCACGGATGACGGAGTCGATGGAGATTCCTGCGTTGTAGCCAACCACGTTTGCGGCCGCTGCATCCACGTCAAGGAACGACGTGCCACGCAACTTGGCGGTGGTGTTGACTGCGTTGCCGTATTCGGCCAAGGTCACTTCGACCTGGCTGTCCGACATTGCAACTGCGGTGACATCCGAGGTCTCCGTCAGGGTTGAGGTGGCCGGGTCGAGGTCGTTGAAGATAGTGAACTTCACGCTCGAACCAGGCATTGCCTGGGCGACTGGCATCACGTCTGCAACCGCGTCGAACAAGAGTTCGCTGCGGAGTGCGAAATACGCAATCCGGTCAAATGCAACCTGGTCAGTGAGCAGGCTGCTTGCTTCTGTATATGCCATTGTGGGTTATTCCGTTCTCCCGAGTGGGAGAACCCACCGGGCTAGATGTTTTGTGCTTCTTCTCTCATTTGTGCAAGTAGATGCATCACTTCGTCTTGATTGCGAGTTGAGTTCAACTTCTTTACCCAATCGGTCTGCTCGTCGGTTTGCTCGCCGGCAGTACTTGCCTTTTGAAGTCGAGCCCAAGCCCTTTTCTCAGAGTCGTCTGCAACTTCCTTTGGCTTCTGCGGCTGCAGGAGGTTTACTTCCTGGGCTGCTGCCCTAATCGCTTCGGCAGACACCTCGCCGTCGTAGCCCTTAATGAAGTACTTGGCTTCTGGAGCATTCACGTCAATGCCTGCTTCAGCGAAAGCCATCTTCCGCTTAAGGGTTTCCAACTCCTGCGCTTGCTGTCGGAGAAGTTTGTTCTCTGACTCCACCTTCTTCAGGTGCGCGCGTACGGGGTCTTTGGATACCGTTTCGCTCGTCTCATCATCAAAATCGTCGATGACATTTGACATTGCTCACTCCGTTCTGCCCACTTCCAACAGGAGGAGTTGGAAGGCTGCAATAACCCTTTTTGCTTTGGTCGGTTCGGGACTCCGACGTTGACAACAGTACACCACGCAATGTGGAATTTGGAGGAACTACTGGGCCATCCCTGCGCCGGTCTCAATGGTTCCCGATGTAGCACCACCAGTGCTGGCAAATCTGCCACCACCCAAGAACTCCCCACGGCGCATCGCAATGCGGCGTGCAAGTTTCTTTTCTGCCTCTGGGTCAAATCCAAATGTTGCGCCGAGTTGCTCTTGTTGGGTTAGGGCTGTTGATTCTTCGCCAGTCATCGTCTCGTACAGACCGCTTCTGCTGCTCATGGTGGCAAAGCCCTGCATGGCTTGCTGCTCCGTAATACCCCTGGCTGCGAGTTCCTCAGCCGAAGCAGCAGTCAGTTCCATGCCACCCTGTTCCATGGCGCGGGCAGCCAGTTTTGCGGCCTCTGCCCTGCGGTTCAGTATCGGCATGGTCTCTGCAGGGTTCAAGAAGTAGGCAGCCAGGTCTGCGTCATTGACGTTGTACAGCCTTTGCATCTGGGTGCGCGTGGCAGGGTCTGCCTCTTGTACTCGACGGTAGCCGTCGCTAATACGGGCCTGGAGTTCCTGTGGGGATACATCGCCTTCAAGGAGGGACTGGATGAGTTCTGGTCGGTTGAAGTACTTGTCCATTCCGTTGGACTTCATGACCTCGCGGTAGACGTTCTCCATCTCCACGTAGGTGCTTGGCTGCAACTGGGGCAAGCCGGCAGCAGCACGCTTGACATTGGCCGCAAACCTCTTCTTGAAGGCTTCGCTCTCACGGAGTTCGTACATGACGGCAGACTCGGTGGTGATGCCGCGGGCCATAAGGTCGCCGATTTGGTCCTCAAGGGTCTCCAACCCGAACTTGGCCAAGTAGGTGCGAATCATCGTCATTGAGTTGCTGGTGGTTACGTCCGGCGCCCCGTCCCCGCTGCTGCCCTGGCTGCTACCCATTGGGCGAGCCACATACATGCGGTCCAGTTCGTTCATGACATCTTCTGCCGAGTAGGTGCCAGCCTCAGCCCCAGCAACAAGGGTGTCAATGTAGTCCTGCTCTGCTGCCGTGTAGTAGGCGCCAGTTCGTTCAGCCGAAGTCCTGATGGTGCCCATCCGTGACACGTTGGCCTCTGCCAGCAACTGGGCAGGGGTCTTGGCTGGCGGGGTTGACCCAGCGCCAAGAAGGATGTCGTCTGCCGCGTACATGCTCATGTCACTCATATCAACGCACCTGACCCCATGACTTTTCCATCATCATGATGAACTTGGCAGCCTGGTCTTGCGCTGCCCGAGTGTTGCCCCATCCGTACTGCGGGTCCTTGCGGAGCAGGTACTGAAAGTCTTCGGCGGTCATGCTCGTGCCATCGGCGCGCTTGTTGAACACGACCGAGAACTTCGGGTCGGTCATCTTGATGTCGGCTGGATTCTTTTCAAGCGTGCTCGCGGCAATGTTGCGGTACGGCTCAAAGATGTCATCCAGTGTGAAGCCCTGGTCAAACTGGTCGCTAAATTGCGAATACATAATCTTGGCGTTGTCCTTGGCCTTCTTCAAAAGCATCTCTTCGGTGTAGGTGGTGCCAAGGTATGGCTTGCCGGTGAGCGCAGAACGAATCTGGTCATCTAGTCCAGGCGGGCTGTAGTTGAAGCGCTTTAGGGATTCCTTGAGCACGGTGGCAGCGTCAGTCTGGCCAACGGTCGGTGGCATTCCCTGTGCTGCCTGACGGTCAGAGATGATTGAGTACGCGTAGTAACCAGTCTGCAGTTCACTGGCCTCGGTGCTCAGTGCGTAGGTCGCAAGGTCGCGCAACTGCGCATCATCAAGTTCAAGGTCGGCATAAGCCTTGCGGAAGTCGGCAACCTTGGTTTCAACTTTCTTGTCTTTGTCTGCCTGACCAAGCAAAGCCCACTTGCGACGCGACGCATCAGTTGATGTGTAAAGTTTCGTGCCCTGCACCTTGGACAGCCAGACAGCGCGACCAGCATCGGTGGTCAGGTCATAGGCGTCAGGGTTGTTTGCATAGGAGATGAACAGGTCAATCAGGTCGTCGCCAAGAACAGAACGGGCCTTGGCTTCTCCATCTGCGCCGTCCACCATTGAGGAGAACTGCGGGAAATCAGTCTTGAACTTCTCGCGCCAGTCCTGCTTGGGGGTTTTGGGTGTCTTTGGTTTCGGAGCCATTATTGACCCAGCGCCTGAAGTGCGAGTGCGATTGCGTTACCCAGACCCCAGGTCGTCTTTGCCGTTGGGTCGGTTTGTTCTGCGAACTTGCCAGCGGTCAGTGCGGTGCTTGGCATCTGCTGTCCGGAGGCAACAGCAGCACGCTCTTTGTTTTGGATGAAGTCGATTGCCTCGGCCAGTTCCTTTTTGTTCGGTGCTCGTCCGAGTTTGGAAAAGAATGCTTCGCGCGCGTAGGCCATCGCATCCTCATCGGACGTAACGCGCACGCTCGGTCCACCCTCGCTGACGGTTGCAAACGAACCAAGCAACCCAACCATGTCGGACCAAGTTTTCTGGTTGACATTGGAAAGATTCAAAAGTCTTGCCCACACGGACTCGTCTTCTGGAGTCCAGCCCAAGCCTTGTTTCATGGCTTCGCTGACCTTCCTGTTTCCATACCAGCCAACGCGCTCCAACTCTTTGGAAACCTGAATGCGTTGGTCGGTGGTCAATTTGTACATTTCGCGAGCGACGACAAACGGGTCTTCCAAGTCGTAAGCCTGTCCAGCAATTCGACCGTCGTTGTCAAACAGCACCGGACCCTGGACGTAGTGTTCGCTAACTGCTCCGGTCCTGGAACGAAAGTGGCGAATCTTGATGTTGATGTTGGAGCGGATTGCTGCCGCTTCTTCAGCCGAAAGTTTCGGAGACCAACCTGAATACTTGCGGCGAGGATAAGGGCTCTGGCTCAGCAGGGTTGATGGGAAATCCGCAACGCCGCCCGAGGTGTCTACTGGGGGTGTCGTGTTTCCGCCCGCATCTTTTTCCTGTGGCTTCATTACCATTTAGATGTCAACTTCCTGTACTAAGAAACGCTGCCAGATTCTATCAAATTCAGGGTTCGCAGCAGAGAGCGACTCGCCCAACTGGTAGAGAGCCTGTCGTGCAGCGGCTGCTTTCTTGGGTTGGAAACTAATCAGTTGCTCTGATTGCATGATTTGCTTTCTGGCGGTGAGGTAGCGGCTAACCGAAGAAGCAATCGCATTGTCCTTGAGGCGTGGGTCTTCGACCAACTTGTACAACTGGTCGATGTCGTTCTGCAGTTTGTTGGCTTCGAACTCGGCGCGGCGCGGGAATCCTGGGAGTTTGGTGTTCAGGTACTGGCGGTAGTTGCGCAGGGCATCGCGCTGCAATTCGTTTGGATTCGGTCCAAACAGACGACGGGCGGCACGGTACTTGACCGAGCCAAGGCGCTTTTGTGCCAGGTCAATCATCTCTCGGTCGGTCAGTTTTGCTCGGGTGCCCTCCAGCAACTGACGCTCCCAAACGGTGAAGTTGAAGTCTCCGCCCCCACGCGGTGCCATGAAGTAGGCGGTGTCTGGGTACTGGTTGATGATGTCTTTGTTCTCGCGCTCCCAGACGCCGAACTCTTCGGTGGCCTCAAGACCCTGTGCCACAGCGCGGCTCTTGGAGCCCAGGTACAGAACCAGTTCGTCGCCGTACAAACCAAGGAACCTGTCAACAGCGCTGTCGTAGTCCTCGGTCTCAAAGGCGCGCAGTTCGGTCATGAGTTGGTCAACGAACTTGTCGCCCTGCTTGGTCGGAATCTTGAACTCGTTGGTCGGGGCAGCCGGACCAGTGAACTGACCGGCAGCGCGCATGAGGGTCAGAATCTGTGCCCTGGTGCGGGCATCGGCCATCAGTTGCGTTACGCCCTCTTCGGTGCTCAGGTTGTACTTCTCGGTGTTGACCGACAACGCGCGCAGGGTCTCCATGTAGGTGTTGCCGTAGGTCGTATTCATGTAGACCTCGTTGAACAGCATGCCCTGGACTGCCGGGGCTGCCTTTGACAACCACGACGGAGTTACGTTGAGCGCGTCCTTCCAGCCGACCTCTCCGTACGGAAGCAGCAGTTCTTTCAACTTGTCGTACTTGGGAACGTCGGGGAGAATCTTGGAAACAGCAAGGCTGGCCATCGGACCAAGGGCTGGGTAGAAACTGATACCTTGCGACAACCTGGCCAACGGTGCGCTGAGTGGGGAGTTGATGCCGGTGAAGAGTTTGGCAATCGAGCCCGACATCGGGAAGGTGAACATCTGTTCGCCCGTCGATGGGTCACGGTAGATGAAGCCACGACCATCCATGTCTGGGTCGCCCTGCGACAGACCGTGGTACACCTTGTGGAACTGGCGGTACATGTGGATGTTGTCGGACACCGCAAAACTTGCGTAGCGGCCCAGAACGTCACGCCATGCTGCTTCAAACGGAGCAACGATTCGCAGCGCGTCCTGGAAGTTATTCCTGGTTGACGCGTCGTACAGAAGTTCTTTGGTGCGCTGAATGCCCACGAAGCGCGAGTAGTCGTCCAACTCCTCAACCTTCAGGGTGCCAGTGACGCCCTTACGCTTTGGCAGATTCTCAATGGCATTGGTTACCTTCTTGCGAAGATTGCTTTCTCCGAGGTACTCACGGATTTTGCCACCGGACTTTTCGTAGATGTCGGCATACAACTTCATGCCCTCTTCGTAGGACAACTGGTCAATGTGCTTAACCACTTCGTCGTAGTAGAACTCGCGGAAGACAACCGACTTCTCCAACTTTCGTGAAGCCGAATCATAGAAACCATCAAAGAACCATGATGTTGCCTTGTCGGCCAGGTTCATCGTTCGCTCTTCCAGCGAGTCGAATCGACCACCTGGGCGGTAGTTAATCATCTGCTCGCGCGGATATGCAACAGCCAATCCCTTTTTGGAGTTCTCGTCCCAGAGGCGCGCTCGCTCAATCATGCGGCGTGCTTCCTTGGAGCCAAGTCCGTTCTTGCCGGCGGTTGCGGCATTGTCCACCAGAATCGGGATGAATGTGTATTCGTTGCCGGCGGCCTTCTGGATAATGCCGGTG